TTCACAGCGCAGAGTTAAAAAAGCGTAAGATTTACATTAAATCTATAAGCAAAGACAAGTTAATAACTATATTTGTATATCAATAACTAAAACATAATAATAATATGGAAGATTTTATAAGAGTTATAATAATTATATTTTGCATCAAAGTTATACTAATAGCGTTCATTTTTCTATTAGTAGCAGTATAATTAATTACCAAAAACGTGGTATAAACATACCGCCTAATTTTCCAACACCTTTATATGCATCACTCATAATACTTTTATAATAATCTAATTCAAAACGTGAAAGTCTTTTATCCATTGTTTGCTCATTGAAATAATTTTCTAACTTCAACTTATCCGAAAGGTTCAAATAATGTCCTGTTTGTGCATTTAGCAAATCTTGTTGGAATGGAAGCATACCATTAAAATAATTTGCATGGCTATTATTAAAGAAACTTCTTGACTTTAATTCATTAATCTTATACGGATTTTGTTGTTTTATATCCCAAGCAGAAATATTATAAAAGTTTGATAATGAATAATTCATATTTGCAGCTGCTCGAAAATTCATTCGCTTAAAATATTCAGTAACTGCTAATTCTGCATTAAGTTGTATATCTGACTTTAATTTTTTTACTTCTGTGTTATATTTATCCGTTAATGCTCTAATTTGGTCAAGAGTTGCAGGCATCAATTCTTGTAAATTATATTTTTTAGTTAAATTATCCCATTTAATGCCGTCACCTTGTTCTACTAAATTTGCAATCTCTTGCGACAACTTCTCAATAGTTTTGTATTGCTGTGATACTATACCTTTGTTTTTGGCGTCGCTGTACGTCATCGGAGAACCGTCCGGATTTGTCATCGGTTGCGAGTTCTCGTCATAAGCCTGTGACTGCATAAAAGTTGTATTTAATTCTTCTTGAGCTGCTAAAGCTAATTCTTTACGAGCGTGTGCGCCTGCTAATTTAGCGTTGGCAACTGCTTCCTGTGCCTCTGTTTCACCTTCACCACCTGAAAGTGTGTCTTTTTTATCATCAATAATTTTTTTACGTCCTAAGTCATAATTATCTTTTTCAAAAGTTTTAATTTTATTCATACTATCGGCAAATAAATTGCCTGCATTTTGCAAAGCGTTGCCAAAACTTGGGTCAAAACCACTCGGCATATTTTCAACAGGGGCAGAGCCTGCACTATTAGAATTTACTGCGCTTGCTTGAGCGTTGTTGTCGTATAAATAAGGGTTATAACCTGCGCTTTCTATACGATTTCTTACGTTTACCTCATTTGTCCATTCTCTATTTTCTTGATTAACTTTATCGTTGTACTCTTGTTGTCGTTTTAACATCAGTTCTTGGTGTGCTCTATTTCTTGCATTTTCTTTCCTCTGTGAACGTGCGCCAAATATTGAATTTATTGCACCGCCAATAAGTCCAAAAGCGCCAGAAGTCAAACCACCGGCAAGAGCTGCACCTACTCCGTTACTTTGTTGTTGTTGTTCCATAATTCAAAAACTTTAAAGTTATGAAAGAGTAGGGGGCAAATTCCCCCTACTTTTATTATTCAGCTGTTCCTGTACCTGTTTCAGGACTTCCTGTATCGGTTGGGGTTGCTTCTTTTCCACTTTCTGCCACGTAATCAGTAAAGTTAGCGATGTGATTTGCAAATTTGTCGTTGTCCGTCATTGTCATATTTCTACGACTGGGCAAAGTTGCCATAAGTGTTTCATCATCAACGCCTCTATTACCATTATCTGTTGGTATTGCTTCCATCATCTTTGCATACTTCTCTTTTTCAAGTGCGCTAACTGCAGGAGATAAAAGTTTACTAACTGCTGATGTTGGATTACCTGTAAGTGGATCAATAGGGAAAAGAGTTTCCACTACTTCCTCAATTTCTCTATTTAACGCAGGCAAATCTCTGTTTGGTTCTGTTTGGACTTCCATTGCTTTTATGTCCTCACTTGACATATAAGGGAAAAAGATATTTAAATTACTCATATTTGTATTCCTTTCTTTTTATACTTTGGGCATTCCGTCAATACTCATATCTGAAACTTTTACGATGTTAAAGTAACAACCGCCAAAAACTTGGTCGGTTAATTCTGTACCGTTGTAATTTACGGCAAAAACATCGTCAAGCCACTTAGGATTAATTTTGAATGTCGAGATATTGAAGTTAGACATACTTTCACCTCTTGCTCGGGCAACAGTCCAATAACTTAGCGGTTCGTTATGAACAAATTGACCATGATTGATGTCTAACGCTGTCTTATATTCAGAATATCGGGGTTGCCAACCGAAAGCACCTAAATTCTTTATTCTTGCATTAGCTAAATTATTATTATACTTATAGCTAATATTTTTAGCAAATAATGGTTGCATACCTAAGTTCTCAAACTCTGGTACAAAGAAATCGCCACGCTCTATCTTTTGTACGAATGGGTCTACTCTCTTACTGTCATATTGAACATCAGGAACAAGTGAATAAATACACATTAAAATACCATGTTCTTTTGCATCAAAGCGAATATGACCGCTACCGCTTCCTGTCGCCTTTCCTGTAGTTCTTCCAAGATAACCACCAAAAGATGTATCTTTTGTACCTGTTACAGTAGTACCACTTGATTGGGTTACATCACCTACTTGTATATTAGAATCAAAACCACCGATATATGTACAACGTCCGTCACGTCCTTCTTCTACACTTATACCGAAATGCGCTTCCATTTGCTCCTTGTAGGTTTTTCCTGCTCTCATGGTTACAGATGCAAGTTTCTCAAGAGCAAAGGCGTTGCGGATATCTGCAACTGATATCATAGTTCTTTTACTGTCTACACCTTGTTCTTTTAGGTTCTTTCCAACAATAACGACACTATCTCTATACTCGTGTGTTCCACCTGTGACATTTGGTCCTTTTTCCATAACTATATCACTACCACCTGTAAAAAATTGGGGGTTAAAATCGTCCAAACTAAACAACGGAGTAGGGCGAACGTTAGTCAAAAGGTCTTTTTGAGCATTTCGATATCTTAGCGTAAACCAATCGTAATCCCATGGTTCGTTAGGAATTGTTTCCTTAACTTTTCCACTGCCATAGAACATATCAACGTTAAAACTTTCAAGTTGATACTCTTCATAGGTTGTATTACGGTAGAAGTCGTTATATATCTTTTGATATGCTAAACCTCTAAAAGGTGTACATTTGCCAATAGCAGTAGAAATTGGATTAGTGTATGGAACACCTGCCGAATTTGCATATTTTCCATAACCTAACAGGTCAAGAATTCGATAAACACCTTTATTTTTGTCAAAGCCGTGTATATCTTTGGCGGTGTTTGTTTTACAGAAATCAACTAACTTCTGTACATCGAAAGACACGCAAGAGGGAGGAGTTTTGCCTTTAAATGCGTACATAAATGATGACTTATAATCGCTCATACCTGTTATAAATTGGTCAAAACCGCTCCATAACTGTTTGTAAGGCACAAAGTAAAATTCATAAACTCCTCGCATACTCATAAACGCCGCACTGTTCATCGGTAAAGTGCGCATGAAATCACTTGCATTAATTTCCACATGGTCGTGGGGTAGGAGGTCAAGCGACAACACAGGGAGCAAAGCACCTGCGGGCGCTGTAAATAGGTGACGCTGTGAAATATCAAACGCATTTCTTGGGCGTGTCGCCTTACTTGGTTTAATTAATGGTACTTTTGAAGTTGACATAATTAATTTAAAATTAAATAGTTATACATATTTGTTTAATAATTGGTTAAGCCATTTTTCGAACTCCATTAACTGTTGTGTTGTTTACTTTCTTCGTTTTCGTACGAATATTAAGTTTTTTCTTTTGTTCATTCTTGTACCTTTCGAAAAAAGATGTTTTTCGGGGGTTATACTCTTTATCAAATTTTTCATCGTCAAAATAGCCGTGAAAGTTGTAAGGAGTTACCCAATATTTAAAAGAAGTTCGCTGTATATAATTAATATATGGTTGTAAATTTATATCTTTTCTATTCTCTCTATCAAAGTTTAAATTATAACCGTGAACGGTGAATTTTTTAATATGTGGAATAGCTTGACGGAGAAGTGGAAAACACTCTAATTCGGCAGAATAATAGCCTATTTCCTCTATCAAGTTATTAAATGTATTATAAAAGGTAGATAGCTTATCTTGTTCGTATAAATAAAGATACCTATCGAACATAAAAAGATACACAGAAGTAAAATCAGAAAAGTTACTATATCTCCTAAGGTCAATATCTTTAGAGCATTCATAACACTTTTTACTACTATACCAATTCGTGTCGTTATCCATTTCAAGTTGAAAATACTCATCAGCTTTGTAATTAATACACCAATTCCTGAAAGTGTCTTCACGGTGTACTCTAAGATAACGAGACAAATTAACTCGATTAAATCTAATATTATTCGTAAAAGCATATTCTATAAGTTTAACATTAATGTACTCTTTCCATTCTCGGATGTGTTTAGAATAGAAGTTATAAGTGTGATATTTTGTATCATTAGATAAGTCACGATATCGGTAACATTTGCGGAAGACGGTAGATAATGTATCTTTGGATATAAGTAAATTAACTGTTTTTTGAGTTCCATCTTTTTTAGTAAATGTTTCAGGCTTTCTAAGCATTCCGAGGTCGATGCGTGCGAAAACTTCTTCTTTGCTATTTTTGAATTCACCAATAACAGGGTTTTTACTTTGTAAGTGGAACGGGCGTGTGCAACGCTCTCGTAACACCTCTGGTAAACCCAAATTGCCTGCAACATATTCAGCAATATAGAATGCTGTGTTTGGGTTACAGATGTTGATGTTGTCAGCGGTAAGAAAAGTATCCGCAAACGGTTTAAATTCATACTTATTAAATGTGCCTTTTTTCTTGACCCAAAGTCCCCACGAGTCAACGATGAAATCTTTAATTTTAGAGAGGACTTCGGCGGAATCGATGAATAGGATACCGTGGTAATGCGGACGGAGTGTCGTAGGTCCGTATTCGCTTGCAATGTAGTAACGAATTTTTTTTTCATTTTGTGGAATATTTAAGTTATCTATTTTTTTCCTCAATCTTTTGAGAAAATTCTGTATGTCTTTTTTGCTAACTGTTGCAAATTGTATGTTATTTTTCCAAACTATTTTATTTTTTTCAATCCATGGAATACGAGTATCATCGTTAAAACGATATTCTCCGTTAAAATCTTTAGAATTGAAAGGGCAACAGTTATGAAGTTCTTTTGTACGTCCAATTGGTCGTATTTGCATTTCTCCATGTTTGCCTGCAAATGCTTCCATTCGTGGTATATATTCATTATCGTATGTAAGTGTAAACATAACACTGTACAAATGTTGTTTTATTTCTTCACGAACTCGTCGAGATTGTTTACTCGCTTCAACATTAACGCAATATGTACACTTTTTACAGGGCACTGTTTCATAATGTCCTGTATTTTTATTATATATATACGAGGGATGAAGACAACCGAAAAGGTTATCGTTAGGCAAAAACTCTTTAGCAGTATAAGATTTAATTTCGTCTATCATAATAAAAAGCACTTATCAGTTAGTTTTACTTCAGGGTGCTCAGGATGATTAGAACATATAAAGCTGGTAAAATGTCCTGAGCCACTAAAATTAACCACACACCAACTACAATCACCGCAAGTAAGAGTATAATTACATATTTCATCGAAATTTTGCCACATATCAAAGTTCATGCCACAAATATAAATAATTACAGGTAAAAAGTTAGATAATTAATAGTATGATTAGTGTTTTTTAAGATTTATATATTTTTAGTAGTGTTTAGTATAGGTTTTTTGAAAACTGACGAGGTGTCAGTTTTTCCTGTAAGAAACAAGAGCTTTGACAAACGGCGGGGGCGTTTGCGTTTTATATTTGTGTTTGTAGAAAGATTTTTTTGACTTATAAGGGGCGCTTTATTTCCTCCATACGCTTCGCTATTCCGTCAAGCAGGGGGCAAGCCCCAGCGCCTTAACCGCTTCGCTTTGTGGTGCTATCCGCTACGGGTCTTATTAAGACCCTGTACCCAAATAAATAACTCCACGCTTCACAGCGCAGAGTTAAAAAAGCGTAAGATTTACATTAAATCTATAAGCAAAGACAAGTTAATAACTATATTTGTA